CCGCTCAGCATAATGAGCAACCTCTACTCACAGGAACATGGGCGCTCGACGCCCACTTTCTGTTTGAACCACCCAGAAATAAACAAAGCCATAAATTCGTACCACCCTCCCTCACCAACCTCATTAGGTTCCTTGATGAATTAGCTCACGGTGTTATATATGATAACGAATGCATCATACATCAACTCAACGTGAAGAAGGATTACATACTTAATGATGATCCCCAAACCATTCTTATCTTTAGGAGGTTAGAGTAATGGCACATAAACCAATTGAACTCTTATATCCTAAAGCGCCAAAGGCAGAACAACTTAAGGCGTCACTTGAAAAAAGAAATGCCACTAAACGAAGCACGCGTGCGCCGAAGATTGAAGTGGTAACACCAGAAACAATCGCTAAACAACTTGAAGAATGGGCGCTCAATACAGAAGCAACTGACCTGAAAGAGTTTACTGTTCCAAGAAGAATGCTTGTTAAGAAATTGAAAGCCTTAGCCCAAGAACATGAAGTGATGATGGACGCATTCGAACTAGCCCGTGAAGCAATAGCAAAGAACATCAATCAGAAGTGGCAAGATAAACCATATATTAAAGACTATGCAACTATGTATGTTGAGTTCTATGATGATGAACTACACAGGCACAAGAATAACATCAGAGCTGCAGTGACAGCTAAGACTACTCAAGGACCAACTACTATTAACATAACGGATTCAAGTGGATACAAACAAAACTGACATCGACTTGGGGGCTACATTCCAGCCTAGAAGCTATCAGCGTCCCATTTGGGAAGCCATGAAGGCTTTCAAGCGATTGATATTAATTATGCCCAGGCGCTCAGGCAAAGATGTCTTGTGTTTTAATATCCTTTATAGAGAAGCTTTGCGTCAAGTCGGCTCATATTATTATGTCTTTCCGACGTTTAGTTCTGGGCGCAGAATTCTATGGGATCAGGTTACTATGGACGGACGCAGAATACTTGACTATATTCCTGCAGATCTTGTTGAGTCTCGCAATGAAGCAACGATGCGAATTAAACTTATTAACGGTTCATATATACAGGTGATAGGCAGTGACAATTTCGATAACACCTTGGTTGGTACTAATCCTCGCGGTATTGTGTTTTCAGAGTATGCTCTACAACACCCTGATGGGTGGTCTTACTCTATTCCGATCCTTCGTGCTAACGATGGGTTTGCTATCTTTCAGTCTACTCCTCGTGGGCGCAATCACTTTTATGACCTTTGGAAAATTGCCCAATCCAATCCTGATGTCTGGTTCACAAGCAAGTTGTCTGTTGAAGATACCAAGCATGTTGACATAGCTCAGATCCAATCCGATGTTGATCGTGGTGAGATCTCTCAAGACATGGTGCAGCAAGAATATTATTGTTCGTTTGATATGGGTATCTCTGGATCATTCTATGCAGGCCAAGTTGATAGGATGAGACTCAACCATCAGATAACAACGGTGCCTTGGGAGCCGAGCTTGCGTGTGCATACGGCATGGGATATCGGTGTACGTGATAGCACCGTAATACTATTCTTCCAGAACTTTGGAACAACAACGCGTATCATTGATTACTATGAGAAGTCATCTGAAGGACTTGAGCATTACGTTAAAGTGATCAACTCTAAGCCTTATATATATGGTAAGCATATTGCACCTCATGATATTGCAGTTCGTGAGTTCGGGTCTGGCATGACTCGTATAGAGATTGCAAAGAAGATGGGGCTCAACTTCACCATTGCTCCTGACATATCCATTATGGACGGCATTGAAGCAGTGCGTGCAGGACTCGCTAAGATCTACATTGATGACAACAAGTGCAAGACGCTTATTAAGGCGCTTGAGAATTATAGGCGCGAATATGATACTGCTAAGAAGGTATATAGTCCGAGACCATTGCACGACCAGTATTCACATGCATGCTTTGTGGGAGAAACATTAATATTAACTGACAATGGTCACGTTCCCATGAGTGACATAAAGGTTGGAATGAAGGTATGCACGCCATCTGGTTATAAGTCGGTGCTTGCAGTTCATGAGCGCACTTCTCGTGACTTGTTAAACATACAAACTAATAGCGGGGAATTTATCTGCACTCCAGACCATAATATCTTTACGCAACGAGGAATGGTAAGAGCTGACTCATTGAGGTATACTGATGCATTAGATTATAGTTCTTCAGTTTCAAGGTATCTATGGAAAAGAATATATTCGTTTTATGGCGCGGCATTAGATTTAAATGGATTCAAGAAGAGTATCTTGTTTCTGAAGATGAAAGCAAAGTCATGTTTAATGGCTACTGTTATAGATGGGATGGGAACTACTACAGGTCAAGCTCGGACAAGGGAAAACGCCCGGGTGCATTACACCGAGCAGTATGGATGTTCTACCGAGGTGCAATACCAAGGGGATGGCATATTCACCACATTGATGGAAACAATAAGAACAACTTCATCGAGAATCTCCAATGCTTATCCGCAAAAGATCATGGTAAATTGCATGGGTTGGACCCAAAGGGATGGGCGCAATCAGAAGAGTGTAAAGTACTCGTTCGGTCGCTTAATGCTCAGGCTAAAGAATGGCACCGTACGCCAGAAGGGCATGCGTGGCACAGTAAGCACGCCTACAACTCATTGCCATCCTGTCGGGGCGTTAGATACGAAAAGGTATGTGAAGTATGTTCCAAGCAATATAATGGCAAGCAAGCGTGGCAGCGATTTTGTTCCGGTGCGTGTAAGACAAAGCATAGAGTTAGGTATAAGTTTGATTTCGAGGATAGGGCTTGCTGCATCTGTGAAAGTGTATTCAATTGTAACAAATACACTCTTAAGAAGACATGTAGTAAGGGCTGCGCAAAGGAATCAACTCGCAGAACCCGTGAAAGTGTACGATCTTACAGTTGAGGATGACAATTGTTACTATGCAAATAATTACCTTGTTTCGAACTGTGATGCAATGAGATACCTTTGTGTATCATTACCTAAGACTAAAGATGGACTTGCTCCTGAAGAATTAGAGCGTCGTTATCAAGAAGCTATGCACGGCATACAAGGCACATTACCGAGCGTATTCCGCGATGAAGTGCCATATTAAAAAATCCTATCGTCCTCTCTTTTTTCGCTCCCTACTTGTGGTAGGGAGTTTTATTTTGTAGAATGAAGTTGAACTATGTAGTCTTCATTACATACTTCCTTTTTTCCCCTGAGGTGTATGCCCCAGGGGTTTTCTTTTTAGATCTTCTGGTGTAGTGTGTTGGGGAACTTCTTGGTACATACTCTGAAGCTTCACACTACTTACTCACCATGATGGCACCTTGTTGGTGCTATCATGGTTTTCAGAGGAGATTCTATGCTTAAGGCTATTTCACACTCACTGTTTGTTATTGGATCAGTTTCGGCACTGTATACAGTAGTGCTCTACTTTTTCTATGTTGTTAACTGGATACGATCAGTTGAAGATCCTCATGATCCATTGATGCATATTATTGAACGCAGTGCATGGTTAACAGCTGGTCTATATGTCTTAGCTGGTCTTGCTTTCTTAGCTGGGTGATTTATACTTAGTACTGTTAGTTTTATGTTTGGCCGCTGGTTTCTGTATAGCTTTGCCGGCGGTCAGAATTATGCGAGAGTAGCTCAGTAGGTAGAGCATCATCTTTTTAGGAGAAGGGCGTTGGTTCGAGTCCAACTTCTCGCAACTTCCTTGGAGTGTAATGATCAAACAAGTTTATGTTCCAGACCAATCTAATCCAATTCTTCTTAAGTCTCGAACGCGCAAGATGACGTTTGATATCGATGTTGACCAGAAGTGGTACCTCGAGGAGATTGCGCATGCATCTCGCATGACGCAACGAGAAGCAATGTTCCACATAATAGCGTATTACATGAATGATTATCCTTTAGTGGAACGCCCATGAAAAGATGGGATAGTGATCAAATTCAGTTCCTTGTTAGGGGGGTCTTAATTGGTTTAGGATGCATAGTATGTTGGCTAGTTCTATCAGGTAGACTTCAATTCTTTATGGGATGGCGATGATAATTAAACCAGCTAAAGATGTTATTAAGAAATCAATAGAGCAGATATATGAAGACTTGGTTATTCCTAATGGTGCTCATGAAGTAGAAGATGTACGGTTTCTTAATCAACGTATTCTATCAACTCTTGATCAGCATAGGGATAGATTCGACAAAGCCCATTTATTCTTGATGAACATGGTTAGAGAGTTTCAGAAGTCGCTTCATAAAACTGAAGGTGAGTTGAATAGCAAGATCAGGGATTTGAGAAGTGCGGCCAATAAGGATAAAAATAAACTTAATGAACTCGGGTCTACTAATGCAGATCAGTTGGAAGAGATTTCAGAGCTGAAAAAGTCTTATGCGTCTATATTCGCTGAAGGTAAAAAGTATATTCGTAAGTGCACGAAGCTTGAAAAAGAGCTAAAGGAAGCTATGAAAATAATCAAAGCACAAAAGGCTGCAGGATCTACAATCAATCAGGATTGCATGACGGGCGCATGCGAGGGCCACAGGAAAGATCTCGCTCAAACTAACATTGAATATTACGGAGAGATTTACAAGCTCAAGCAGAAGCTTTACATGAGCTGGATTGGGTTTGGTATCACGGGCGCATTGCTTATATTCTTTAGATATTTATTAGTCGACTTAATCAAATAAAGGATGAGAATGATCAAGAAATTATTATTAGCTGTATGTATAGTAACGGGCGCACAAGCACACATACCAAAGTTTCCTCTAGAGCAACAGATTGCTGATCTATATTTAGCAGTCAATCCAGATGTAAATCGTATCTATATGCAGAAGCTTGAAGAGGAATTCATGAAGTGGTTGCTGTCTGTTAAAGATGATATACGCACCAAAGAAGACTCAATATATATAAGACGATTGAGTGACATGTATGCAGGTATATATATAGGCTATCATTTTGGAAACTAACCATGAAGAGACTATTTTTGCCTTTGATTTTAACCATCTCACTTGCAGCTGCGCATGGACTTGAGTTCAAATACGAACAAGAACTTATTCATATGTTGGAGCATCCTAAAGAGTATAGATATGAGCAAGTGCAATTGCTTGGTAAAGTAACTGAGAAGTGGATTGTAGATACTATCAATGATCATATAACAAACAAGTATCGTTTATGCAGAAGCGATCGAGAGTATTTAGGCAAGATATCCTATATGCTTTCAGTTGTTTATAACGAATCTGTATATAACCACTAAATCCTTTAGTGCCTTCTTGAAGAGGCGCTTCATCCGACCCAGCATTCTCCGGTGCTGGGTCTTTCTTTTCTTGCATCTGATTTGCGCTTGTTCTAGACTCCTTCTTGATATCAACTAAAAGAAGGAACTCGAGTATGCCTCTCTTTCCTAGACTAAATCCGACATATTATACCGAAGGCGATCAGACGGTTCTTACTCGTATGGAATCTTTCTACGCCGATTCAATAACAATCAATCAAAGCTTCTGGCAAGAAGGCGATGTAGACACGAGATTTGAGTGTGGTGATCAAACTCTTTGGAATGATCTCTATGCATCACTCCCATCCAATCGTCGACGCCAATTCAATTTCAATCGCATACGACGCGTAGTTAATATGATAAGCGGTTTCCAAAGACGAAATCGTAAATCTACCATCGTTACACCAGTCGAGAATGGTGATGATGAGACTGCAGATCAGTTCACGCGCGTACTTATGTGGGCTAACCAACAAGAGGGAGTTCTTGAAACAATTTCTGATTCCTATCATGGTGCATTAGTAACCGGTATGAATCTGTTACAGGTATGGGTTGATTACCGTAATGACCCTATATCAGGTAACATCAAAGTAGATAACTGCTCTTACAACAGTTTCCTTATAGATCCATTCTTCAGAAAGACTGATCTTTCCGATTGCAATGGCATTTGGAAGCGTTCTTATTTGAAGAAAAAAGAAGTTATCTCGCTCATGCCTGAACATAAAGACATTATTATGGGCATGGACGGTGAAGGCAATAGGGACGGGAAGTTCCAATTCATGCCTGAGACCTACAACTTTACGACTAATAATCTTCTTACATATGATGAATTCTATTACCGAGACTTCAGAGAGCAAACAATGCTCGTTGACACTGAGACTGGTGAATCCATGGAATGGAAAGGAGAAGGCGATGCACTCAAAGAATTTCTGTCTATGTATCCACAAGTTACGACGATTCAACAGGAGATACCCACGGTTAAACTGGCTATTGTTGTCCAGGGCCGCGTTCTCTTTGATGGACCGAACCCACTGGGCATAGATAAATATCCATTTGTGCCAGTGCTTGGTTACTACAATCCGCAGATGCCATACTTCCCTTGGCGGGTTCAAGGTGTAGTTCGTGGCCTGCGTGATGCACAGTATCTTTATAATCGTCGCATGGTTATTGCAGCTGATATTCTTGAATCTCAAATCAACTCAGGTTACAAGTACAAAGAGAATGCATTAGTTAATCCGAAAGATATATTCTTGTCGGGACAAGGTCGTGGACTTGCACTCAAAGAAGAAGCGCAGATGAGTGATGTTGAGCAGATTCAACCACCACAAATTCCACCATCTATGTTCCAGCTTGCAGAGTCATTAGCGAATGAGGTAACTCAGATATCGGGTGTTAATGAAGAGTTGCTTGGCTCGGCTACTGATGAAAAAGCTGGCATTCTTTCAATGCTTCGCCAAGGAGCAGGACTTACAACCTTACAGAATCTCTTTGATCAACTTGATTACTCGCAACGCCTCCTTGGCAAGATCATGATTGACATCGTTCAAGCTAATTTCACGCCGGGTAAGGTTCAACGTATCATTGGAGAAAAGCCATCGGATGAGTTCTTTAACAAGAAGTTTGGGCGTTATGATGCTGCAGTTGAAGAAGGTCTTAATACGACTACTCAACGTCAAATGCAATTTGCCCAATTGCTTCAGCTTAAAGAATCTGGTGTCCCAATACCCAATGAAGCATTGCTTGAAGCTGCGACTATTCAGAACAAGAAGAAACTTATTGAGCAAATTGAAGCTCAAGAAAAAGCACAAGCTGAACAAGCACAAGCGCAACAGCAGTCTCAAATGGAGATGCAAGCTGCTCAGACTAAGCTTACACAAGCTCGTGCAGTTGCTGATCAAGGTCTTGGCCTTGAACGTATTAGTCGTGTTCAGGAAAATGAGGCTCTCGCCTCAGAGCGTGAAGCTTCAGCTGAAAAAGATCATATGGATGCTATGCTCAAGATGGTTAAAACCATGAAAGAACTTGAAGGCATAGATATTGCGCAGCTTGAAAAGTTAATTGGACTCTCATCATTACTTAAGCAACAAGAGAACCAAGAGTCTCTTGAATCACGTGTGAGATCCAATCAAAATCAACAAGAGCTCATGAATCAAGTAAACATGAGTGCGATGGCTCCTCAACAGGAGCCTGGCATGGAACAGTTGAGTCAACTGAACCAGTCTTAGTTAGAGGCAGTTAAACCCTTGCTGGGTAATTACTCAGCAGTTTCTAAGGAGCCGATCATGGCAAAAAAGAAAAAACGTTACTACGGTGACGCAATGTACGAGCCAAGCGAAAGAAAAATGGAACGTCGTGATAGTGAAATGATCGGTGAAGATCGATCTGCAATCGCGAACATGCCTCAAAATGTTGTATATCGTGAATACCCTAAGAATGGTAAATACCTCTACAGCCAAATTGATGATGGCAAGAGCGGTATCGATATGGAACAAAATGAAGCAGCTGACTTGCTCAACAGGCGCAAAGCTAAGAGCATGTACTAAGGAATTATTATGCCTGCAATGTTAAGAACTTCAGCAAAGGCCCGTAAGATTGCTCTCGCGATTCTTGGAGCTCCTGAGAATCAGGAAAAGAAGAGATCGAAAAAGAAAGCAATGCAAGAGAACCAGCAGTTGTTGAAATACGAACAACGTATGGCTCGATAAGAACCCTAATAAAGCAGGAAGAGCATCCGCCTTGAAGGACTCTTCCTGCATCTTTAAGGATTAGTTATGGCAAAAGCAAAAATGAGAAAAAAAGTCGTTAAGCACCTTAAAGGTGACATCAAGATGTTCAAGCATGAAGCATCTGAAGATAAAGAGCTTATTAAGGCGCTTAAGCAAGAAAAAAAGCGTCATGATAAGCATGAAAAAGGTGAGAGCAAGCGTGAAGAACGTCGTGAAGATAGAAAAGAAAAGAAGGATCCTAAGCCTTATCCTAAAGGAAAGAAGGCTCGCATGAAAGAAGAGAAGGTATTTCATGAAGCGGCTGAAGGAAAACTTCATAGTGGTAGTAAAAAAGGACCTCTTGTTAAAAAACGCTCTCAGGTAATTGCTATTGCATTGTCTGAAGGTCGAAAAGCAGCTTCAAAGAAGCCTAAAAAGAGAAAGAAGTAGTCTATGCAACCAAAAGTCGAAAAATCTGAACGTAAATCTATAGGAGCTCTATCTCAAGAGCTCCTTGCTAAAGAACAAGACACTGACGATGCAGTCGAGCTACAGCGAGAAATTCAGGGTGACTCCTTTGAAGTAGAGCTACTTGCCGCTGTTGAGCGCGGTAAAAAAAAATACTTCACGGACTTTTACATTGTGCCCATCAACCAAAAATTCAGGTTGTTCCCCAATGTTATTAGAACTTATTTTATTGATCGTATTAGTTGTCCGACCCCTGATTATGATCAAGCTGTATATCAGTACTCGAAGAAAGATGAAAAACTAGAGTTCTTGTGGGTCATTCCTGACAAACAAACCTGTGAGTACATGCAACTTCATGCTCTTGAAGTCGATCTTGAGCAACGAGACCTTCTTGCCTTTGTATTAGATTTCTATGATGGAACTCTTTTGAATAAAGCGAGAAAGTTAAACAATGAAGAAAC